TCTCTGTTATGAAGCTTCACAGACAGCAGCTCATATTCAACGTTTTCTTTTCTGCCACTGGTTACGCTACGGATCCTTACAACATCATCAGGATATAAATAGACATTCTCATGCATAAGCTTTCTGGTCGCATACTCCTTGTTGATGCTATCCTTGTCCAGTTTCGGCAAAACCCTACGAACTTTAGCAAACCGCCAATCAGTCTTATTAAGCAAGGTTTCTAAAACTATAGGCAGAGTTTGCTTTGCTCCTTTAGCTTCCACCGTTTCATCATCAAGTGAAATTATCTCCCTCACCTTGATTTGTTTAAGAGCCATATTTACAAGGTCCGTTATCGAATACATTTTCATCACTCCTTCTTCTAACTAGGCAAATTTGATTTGTATATTTAGAAGAAGGCGGGTAGTTTTACCCGCCTAATAATTAACCTCGCAGCGCATTCAAAATACCTTCACGGAGTTTTTCAGTTGCTACATTCTTCTTTTGAAGCTCTGCCGGAAGCGCAATGCCATTTTCCTCTGCAAAAGCAAATAACTCACTTCTATTTGCAGTAGCCAGGTCAATAACATTCGGTTCGACTACTTCCTCACCTTCTTCATATTCCTCTACAGGAACTGAATAAGTCTTATTTTGCTCAATAACTCTACAGGCTCGCTTAGAATAAGTGTCCCCAATAGAAGAATCCAGCTCAATAACACTACCTTCTGTTAATGTTATTGGCTTGCCATTCTTTCTAACCTGTGTCGTGGAGATGGCAAATACTTTAGTCAGCATACTATCACCCCTGCGCCATGCCTACGCCAAGGGGACTACGCACACCATAGGCTAAGCCTGCTTCGATATTACCAGTAGTCGTGCCGGACGCAGTAGCGCCAAGGTAACGTGCAGGGATTGTTCCAAGCGGTGCAAAGCCATACTTCATGCCTTCTGCCACCTTAACAGTTGCAACTACTACTGGATTGCTCATATTCTCTTTTGCAGAAGCGTTCACAGTGATAGTCACTGCAGCGCCCGCAGGTTCAGACAAAGACACCACATAATTCAAATTCGGGTCAATGGCATTAGAGAAGTCTGCGCCAAGGTCGATTACATCAGGCAGCGCACCCGCAGCATAAGCCACATTATTCGCATTCATTGCTTGTACATCAAACATATTCTTTTATCTCCCTTCTTAAACCACTTGTGCTTCTGTAGACAAGATTGCATCGCAACGCTTGATCGGATAGCCTTGGAACGTTGCCACAGGCTTACCTTCAACGTTGGATACTTCAAACTCTACATTGTTACGATCAATAGCCATTTTCCACAAGTGAGCATAAACTGCATCATTGCAGTAAATAACTAACTTACCAGAATTTTTGTTTTTGATCTTAACAAAAGCATCAATGAAGTATTTAATCAATTTAGCTTTGTCAGGGTCTGCAGCAAGTGCAACAGTATCAATGTTTGCAATGCGGACTACGCTGCGCAAGTCTTTTACACACAAACCAATTTTATGTTTGTACTTGGTGATATGAGCCGGATACGGATCACCGTTTTCATCATAAGCATCCCCCACGATTGTTGGCTCAACGGTCAAACCAGCTTTGCTGCCTTTAGGATAAATAGTGAAGCAGGTTTTTAAACCCCATACGACAAACCATACGGAAGTCAAGTCGTTACCAGTACCGCCAGCATCAATGATATAGTCTGCTGTTTCCGGCAGCTTACCATCAGAGTTCTTGCGGGTCAGAGTGCTATAACGCTCTGCAAGACCAACAAGTCCATTGTTGCCCGGGGCCTGAGCTCCATAGAACAAATCAGTTGCAACGCTTTTGCTCATTGCGTCTAAGAACACTTCATTCTCACGCATCAAGAATTCACGAGTACAGCCATTCAATTCTGCCAAGTCAACATCGACTTCGCATCGTGCGGTGTAGATAGATGTTGCGTCAGTAATCGGTGCACGAGTTCCTTTGGAGCTTTTTACACCTTCGTTGTACTTACGCTTTTTAATAAGCGGCAAAGAAGTTGTAACGATTTCTTTGTTCTGGTCATTCTGGTTACACTCCTTAACTACCATATCTTCTAAGAGAGGGTTTTCTTGGCTAAGCAAATTAACCAAGTCAAGTGCTGTTTTCCCATCAGGGGATTGTCCGTCAATGACGTCTTTGATTGTAGGATTTTTTACTGCAATAGTTGCCATTCTTTTTACCTTCCTTTTCTTTGTTTTTATTTTAGGTCTGCTTCGCTAGGATATGCTGCGAACACAGTGTCCATAAAACCTTGTTCTGATTTTTGCGCACCAACACCAGTGTTGCTATTTATACCGCCTTTTTCATCACCGACAAAAGGTAGCAGCTTCTGCAACGCCAAAACCATTCTTAAATTGCTACCAAGCGCTGCCTGATCAATTTCTTTTTTAAACCCAGGGACTTTTGCGTCAATAGCATTTAGAGCAATTCTCGCATCATCCATAGCCTTGGTATACTCTGGCGTCAAGTTATCTTCTGTCGCCCCAAAGTGTTTCAAGCACTCTGCGCAATCATTTGATAACTTTTCGACATGAGCAGAACAGACATATTCCAATGCTCTACTGGCCATATCAGGATCTGTAATGCCAATCGCCTGCAGCTTTTCAATAGATTCTTTTGTGATGTTCTCGTCATTTACATCACCCAGAAGCTCTGTCAGTTTGTTTTTTACAAATTCATCGTCAATAACAGGGACTTCATCATCCTGCTTTTCTTCTGACTTCTCATCTGGCTTTTTAGCTTCTTCCTCTTTTGGTGCAGCCGCTTCTTTCTGTTCTACTGTCG